CCTAAGGGACTGATCCCTAGAATCAGATTACTCGATCCTTCTAATATCTGGGATATCGTGACCTATCCTGAGGATATCTCAAGAGTGCTGTACTATCAGTGGGTTGCCCCCACGCAGTATCAAACATATACCGCGCCTGGCGTGTCGTCCTCGAAGTTTATTTATCAGCAGTTGCCTGCAAATGAAGTCATGCATTTCAAGGTCAATTCTATGTCTAATGAGAAGCGCGGGCGAAGCGATCTCTTCCCAGTACTTGGGTATATGAAACGCCTGAGAGATACGGTGAACTATTCAATCATTGGACAGCAGAAGGCGACTGCCTGGTCTATCGATACGACGATCGACGGTAGCCAAGTGGATGTCGATGCTTACGTGCAGAGCCAGGAGGGATTAGGAACTATCCCTAACGCTGGCAGTGAGTTTGTACACACTAGTAAGGTGAAGCGAGAATATCTATCTAACCTCTCTTCATCGCGTGGACAGCAGTCGGGATCGTTTGAATGGTGCATGTCGATGATCGCGATGGGTACTGGGATTCCTATTAGTTACTTTGGATCCCACATATCAGGCGGGCAGACCAGAGCTAGCGCGTTAGTCGCAAGCGAGCCTGTCGCGAAGTTATTTGAGATGCGTCAATTATTATACGAACGCATTCTAAAGGAAGTCGCTATCAGGTTGTTTAAACAGTTTGGAATTGAGTCAGACGTTGAAGTGACCTTCCCTGAGAATATTACTCAAGACAGATCAGCCAAGCTTAGAGATATCGCTACTGCTGAATCCAGAGGTTGGATCTCTCGCAAGCGAGCTGCTGAGATTGCAGCGAGTGAGCTAGAGATTACAGATTATAACTGGGAAGCTGAGAGTGATGAGATCTCTCAAGATGAGCTATCTCCATTAGATCCGCTAACAAGCCCTGGTCTTTCTGACGATAGGAGTAGCGAGCCACGCGGTATTACTAGCGACGATCGAGCCGCCATAGCCAGACAGGACACTACTCTATGAAAACAAGCTTTAGCGTAGACACACCGCAGCCTATCTTAGATGCAGGCTTCCCATCGTTTGAAAAATTCTGCGCGAATCCTGAAAGGTATTTAGGTAAAGACGATGATAAACTCGCTGAAGTTGATAAGGGCGGTAAAGGGATAAATGCACCGACTAAGAAACATATTTATGAAATTGAAGGCTTTAAGTGTAAATCTCTGGAAGAAGTTGAACGCGTTGCGAAAGACTTCGGAATCCCAGTGAAAGACTTAGACTACAAACCCGAGGTCATTCCAAGGGCTGGCCATAAGTGCGATCTGTATATAAAATTTGTACCTAAGTCAGTGAGGGAAAAACGTGCAGACTGGTAAAGAATCTAAAGACGGTTTCTATGGGATGCTTGATCCGAAGATCATCAATCATCCAGAGCTATGGAAACGCGCCGAGGGTAAGGCTAAAAAATATAAGGGCTCTGGTTTGTATAACGGCGTCGTCTCAACTCTATATAAGAAACTAGGCGGTACATTTGAATCATCCTCAGAAGGCGATGACGATACTGATAGCGGAGCTAGCCACACGACACCAGAAGTCCCTGAGGATTCTTGGGAAGCTGTAGCTCAACGCTGCCTGTTAGAGAACCCAGAGATTTCAGCAGCCACACTTATCAACGTGACTAAATCTAAGATGGCTACACCTGCTCCGAAGGATACCGATAAGACTGATGAAGCCGATTCCGCTTCATCGCTTTCCCAAACTACCCGTCCTAAAGAATCCTCTAAAATCTTCTTTAAAACTTCCAAACTACGTGAAAGAGCAGCGAGTGATGACGGAATCGGCATCACTAAGTTTGAAGCTGTGCTCATTGAAGAGGGCATGGGAAATTTCACCGATGCGTTTTACTACTCACGTGAGGCGATTGAATCCTCTGTAACGATCTTCGAAGGAAGGAAGATCTACGCCGATCACCCAGCAGCTAGCGAAGATACCGAACGCCCAGAGAGAAGCGTGCGCGATATCTTAGGGCACTTCGAAAACGTCCGAGTTGAAGAGAATGAAGGCAGAGCTATGCTAGTCGGTGACGTGACTATTATGGATGAGAAGGGTTATGCGTGGGCTAGGGGGCTTATGCGACACGCGATAGAATACGCTAAGAAATTTCCTGATAAAGAATTCGTAGGGCTTTCAATCAACGCTTCAGGTGAGGCGAGTGAAGAGAGTCTTGATAGTGTACTCAACTCTGACACCGTTCCCGATTCTGCTAAGGGTAAATTAAACGAAGCTAAAGAATTCGGGATAGATGTACTTAGAGTAGTTCGCCGAATAATTGATGCTGTCTCCTGTGACCTTGTTACCGAGGCTGGAGCAGGCGGTAAAGTCCTTAAACTAATTGAAGAAGAAACAGGGGGAAAAGGAATGAAGAAACGTAAAACAACTAAGGAAGCGGCTACTAAAAAGAAGCCGGTCCTTAATCTTAAAGAGCAAGATGAGCAGCCGCACTCTGATGTGGATCAGGACATTGAGCTAATCAAGAAATTGATGGATCAATACTCTGATATGGATGAAGGCGAACGTGGTGCTATGGAAGGATATATGAAGCAATCCTTAGCGATGGCTAAAGAGATGGGCTTTGATGGCGAGAAAGCTCAAGAGATGGCAGACTTCGGAGCTAAGGTTATGCAGCAGGCCTGCAAGGATGCTGCTGAATCTGCTGAAGCTGAAGAAGAAGAGAAGCCAGAAGATAAAGAAGACAAGTCAGAAGAATCTGCTGACAGCGATGACGCTGAAAAAACAGAAGAAGCTGGCGACGACAAGGAAGATAAAGAAGATGCTAAAGAATCTATGATTCAGCTCAAAGGGCGCGTTGCGTTTCTTGAGAATGAGTTAAAAGCTAAGAAGCTTGTCGAGCATCTTGATAAATTTTTGAAGGGCACTGGCGAATCTACGAAGGTAACCAAGGCTTTCAGAGAAGCTATCTCCATCAAGAAAGATGGGGATACGATGCTTGATGTACGAGACGAGAAGGATCTCGAACGCAAGTGGAATCTATTTTGTAAGGGCCTTGAATCCAGAGGTAAGTCTGGCTTTGAGGGCTTTGTTATTAACACTGAGAAAGCTCCTACGGTTTCCGGCAAGGGAAACGGTAAGCTGAATCTATCTGACTGCGCGTCAGAATAATTTAGGGGAAAACAATGGGAAACAATATTACTAGAGAAGTAGCTAGAAAGAGCGTCTTTCCAGACGCTACAGATCTGACATCGGCAGCGGTGTCTTATGATCAAGGCGACCTTCTATGTCTCAAGGCTGGCTTAGTACAGCGCTCTACTGCCGATGCAGATACTGCAAACGCTTTAGGTGTCGCTGTAGTTAAAGTCGTTGATGGGAAGCTTGCAGGACCGTACGACGGACTAACCGATGTCGATGCTGCTCAAGCTTCTGGAAGAATTACAGGACCTGTTTACGGGGTTGTTTGCAAATTCACGCTTACTACTTCTGACGCGTTTAATCCTGGCGATGCTGTTTATCACGATGTCAGTGATCCTCAGACTGTCACGATTACTCAAGGCGCTGGTGCTGAATCCGTTGGCGTATTCGTTGGTCCCGCTGTAGCTTCGGCTGCGGCTGGTGAGCAGGGCGAAGTACACGTCGGATCGCAAGTACCTAGTGGCGTACTCTCTCTGTAATCTAAACCTGTAAGGGGATTTAAAATGAAAACTATAGAAGACATTAAAAAGCTTCTCGAAACTACTGGGCGACTAAAGCCGACCAGTAAGCTTCGCGAGCGAAATAAGAAAGTAGTTCATAACTTCTTCTGGAAACAAGATGAAGCTAAAGGACTGCGAGAAGGGCTAAAGAAACAATTCGGAATCGACGTCGCGGATCCCGAGCAGTTTCCTGTTATGTCTGAGTCATTTAGCTGGAAGAAACTTCGTACGAAGTTAGCAGAGGCTGACGCTTCTTCTACCTTCACGCAATTTCTTCGTGCTGGAATCCAGAATATTACGCAAGCTGCGTATGAAGCTGTCGATACTACCTACGAAGACTGGGTTACTGTAGTTCCTTCTACTCTTGATACTGAATTGTATGCACCTAATCATGGGGTAAGTTTCCCGCGTGAGGTAGGCCCGCAGATGCCGTATCCAGAAGTTGGAGCTGCTGCCTTAGATCTGAAACTTAAGAATCGAAAGTTTGGATCTATGTACGCCGTAGAAAGAGAGCTATTGGAAGATGATCAGACGGGAAGCTTCCAGCGTCAGGCAAGTCTACTCGGCGAATACTTGAATCTTCTAAACGAAGTGCTCTGTTATGGAAAGCTAGCCTCTGTAGCTAACATGCAGTACATCGATTATCAGATTCCTGTATCTGAAACTAAGCCTAGCTATGAAACTGCTTATCCATGGGCGCCTGCTGCTACTCCGCTTCGCGGCGGCGGTATCACTAGGCCTACTGCGTACGGTGCGTTGAATCAAGCAAACATCCAAGATGGAATCATTCAATTGATGAATCAAAAGAATTTGCAAGAAATCAAAATGCAAGTACGTCCTAGCCGAATTATCGCAGGAGCTACCCAATCGTTTGATTTGGCAGTTCTCCTTAATTCTGCTTACTACCCATCTGGTGCAGCAGCGACTGGTGACACTGGTGGAGCGTTCGCGATTAATCCTATTAAAGGAATCGCTGATGCTACGATCACTCGCTACATGTTTGATCAAAACGGTAGTGCTGATGGACTGTCTAAAGCATGGTACTTAGTTGATGATTCTAAGCCATGGTTTGTACTCCAGCAGCGTGAGGCTGTCGCTATCATGCAGGAAGATCCTGCTAGCGGACGGTCTTTCGAGTTGGACATCTACAGATTCAAATCTCGCTCACGCGTTAACGGTGACTTCATTGATCCCCGTTTCGCTTGGCAGGGAAATGATGGCTCTGTCTAAAGACTAAAAAGCATATCTGTGCGGGGCCTTCGGGCCCCGCATTAGATTAGGAGATCTATGCCGAAAACTAAGGTGATAAAGCAAGGAAGGCGAAAGAAGGCTGATTTTGAAACCGAAGAAGAGACAGTCGAAAGTCCTAAGCAAGCCAGGCGGCTACGTGTCGCAGAAAATCACGACGATCTCAAAAGCCTTCACCAGAAAATCGCAGGTCATCCCATGTGCCATCGGAACTGGGCATACCGTGGTAGTCGGACTATTTTTCCTGACGATCTTAGCATGCAGCTTGTCAGTTGGTATTTCCCTTATGCTGCTGGAGGCGCTCTTTACATCGACGACGTTGCAGAAGGCAGCGCGGACAAATACGAAATCAAGTCCCTCGCGTTTAAAGAGTTTAAGATAGGTCGCTACTGTTACCTAACTCCTGGCATGACTGTCGAGCAGGCGCTCGAGCAAATGGGGGAAATCTAAGACGTGGCATGGACTGATCCAATTGAGGACCTAAGAAATCTTATCAATGACGGCGCGACCGATCACGAAAGATGGCGTAAGCGATGCGTCGGCCAGGTCGACAGTACTAACGTCGCGTTTAAGACTTGGGAAAAACGCAGGCTTACAGATTTCACATCTCCTACCGCTACCCTTGGGGTTTTCGTTACCGATGAAAACGGAGTGACTACCATAGAGACAGCCGCCACCGATGATGTGGCGTTAGGGCAGTTCACGCTATCCACAGCACCTGCTCCTGGATCTATCGTAGAAGCTACCTATTACTACCAATGGTTTACAGACGATCAGCTTGATGAGTTTCTAATCTCTTCTAGTAACTGGCTAGCGCTTGGGGATAACTACTCGAATATCGAAACAGGCCTAAGACCAGCAGCGCTTCACTACGGCGCGCAGAGCGCCATGCATAAGCAAGCCCAGTACTTCGCTGAGAATGTTAGCGATGTGTACCTGATGCAGGAAGGCCCCAAGGAAACGAAGGTAGGGGTTATCAATCACTACAGACAGATGGCTGATGATTTTAGAAAGAAGTCTATTGAGCTAAGGGATAACTTCTATGCAGGCTCTGGGCAGCAGAATAAACCCTACAACGTGTCTATCATGGGGCGCGTGAAAGAGATCGTACCCAAGCGATGAAGGTAAGTATTAAAAGGTTTTCAGACGGTATTAAAGACAGGCTAGACGCTATGCTGTCTGATGGCATGGATATGCGAGTGCTGTTTTCTAGAAGCATCTACCCGAAGTACCAGCAGGCACAGATTAAACGATGGCGCACTAGAAGTGCTAGCGAAGATACGACATGGGAAAGCTATAAATCTAGTCAGCTAAGGCCTAAGAGCCGCGAGACGCTTTTAAAGCGACGCAGGTTTAAAGACTACCCATATAAGGGAAGGAAAGACCTCGTTGCTACAGGTAGGCTGCTGGCGTCTATCGTGGGGCCTTCAGATAAGATGAAGTCACTCGGGCATGCGCCTGCTGATCACAGGAAAATTATCAAGCGCCTTAGAATGGAAATCGCTACGACAGTTGAGTATGCAGAGGATGTAGCCGAGCGCTTTGATATTATGGAGTTTAGCGACAAGACAGAGCAGTCATGGCAGCGCGAGATGGAAAGGTATTTATCAGGCAAGCATAAGCTAAGCCGAAAGCCTAAGAAAACGAAGCCTAAGAAATGAGTGCGAATAGTCTAACAGAAGCATCAGTAGAGTTAATCCTAGCGCACTTGCGGGATAAGATAGCTAGCGCCCTCACTGACGTGCGCACGCTAAACCCGGATAACATGGTAACCACGATACCGCCTAGGGCGTACCTGATTACTAACGTAGATACTGGGTATCGCACTCCTGCTGTATTTGTTTTATCTACCAGTTTAGATTTTAGATTAGATCGTGGACCTAACCATATAAGTGCTGTGGAAAATATGGTCGTGGCTGTAGAAATCCAGGATCGAAACGAAAGACTTTTGACCATAAAGGGCTGGCGGTATCAGGCAGCGTTGTCAAAATTGTTACATAACACGCCTCTAGAAGACGTGCCAAATAACGTAAAAATCGTAACGAAGCTTGTAAGAAATTCTTTTTCTGCTGTAACTGAGACGGGTGATACCCAGACCAGTTCACTAGACAAGGGGATGTTTAAACAGGAAACAGTTATGGAATTAGAAGTTGAACACTATGAAAATTTTTAAGGGGGAAAAATGAGTAACTCATTTGCAGATACCACTACAACAAACATGGAACTAACGCCGTGTCGCGTAACCTTGGGCGGCGTGGATCTCGGAGGGACGCTAGATAACGTAACTCTCAGCATTCAAACCGAAAAATCCAATATTCTAGCAGATCAATCCGGTAGCTCAGTCAGAGATAAGGTCGTTAGCGGGCAGTCTCTAACAGTGACTACTTCGTTAGCTGAAACGAACCTGAAAGAAAACTGGAAAGTAGTCTTTCCACATATGAAGCTGATCTCAAGCGGATCGAAAGCTACCTATCTTGATTTACAGATCGGAGATCATGACTTGGCCAGGGCACAGGAATTAATCCTGCATCCTCTCTCAAGGCCTGATGCGGACTTAACTCAAGATCACCAGTTCTATAAAGCCGTAGCTACTGCCCAGAGTGAGCTAGTTTTTAGCCCCACTGAGCAGTCGAAACTAAACGTAGTCTGGGAAATCCTACCGGACGATAGCGTCGTACCTCCTCGGTACTGGTTTCATGGCGATCCCGCTGTAGGCCTTGTCGCAGCTATTGCAGGGACTGCCGTTGCAGACGGCGGTAACACTGGAGACGGAACGGTATCAGGCGAGACTGCCTTCAGCGGTGTTACGGTTACCGAAACTATTACGATGACGTGTGTTACTCCTATTACTAACGGCGGAGTATTCGACGTTAACGGTAGCATCACAGGCCCTCAAGGGCTTGCGACCGTGGGCGTTGCGTTTGTATCTCCGTATGTATCGTTTACTTTAAACGACGGTGCTACAGACTTCGCGCTGGGTGACAGCTTCACTATTGCGATGACTGCTGCTAACTATGCCTAAGATGTTTAATATTAAACCGGCACGATCGGACGCTAGCGGTCCGGTCGTGTCGGATTTAGATGCACTCGACACCGAGGAGGTTTCCTTCAGGTTATTCGGTAAGGTGCATAAATTTAAACCGATAGATACTCATACCTTCTTCAAACTCTCAAACATGTTTGGAAAGATGTCAGCCCTCAGTAAAGAAAACGATCTCACCGCCGATGCCCTCCTGGCCTACTACGCCGATTTATATTCTTGCGTTTGCGACACCGTTACCAGAGACATGGTAAACAAGATGACGGTGCAGCAGCTAAATGGTTTGTTACAGTTAGTAATGGATCACAGTATGGGGAAATCCCAAGCGCGACAGATTAAAGAAAATAGCGGCGACGACTACTCTAAAAAAAAAGAGTAGACATACCCGAAATTTCTATTGATTTGCATATGGTGTTAGGAGAAGTATGTCACTTCTATGGATGGCGAACGGACTACGTTTTATCGATGCCTGCACGACACTTCTGGCTTATGTATTCTTCCTATCAGAAGATCAAAGCAGCAGAGCGTGTAGAGCTAATCGATATCGGCGCCATCGCTATCTGTGGATCGAAGTACTACAAGCACATCCGTGGGTTTTATGCCTCACAGATACATACGAAAGATGTGCCCACGCCGTTACCGAAAGAGCGCAGGCCCGTAATGGATAACGCTGATTCAAGGAATTTTTTTACGATAGTATTCAGAAACCAGAAGAGACAGAGTGGCAGATAATACGACAAAAATAATTCTTGATTTAGATAACAAGAAATTTCTTACGGGAATGAAGCAGGCACAGAACGCCCAGAAGGAAACGGGCGATACTGGTAAGCGTGCCTTTGGGGGGATCACTGACAAACTGAAATCTATGGCCGTTGCAGCGGCTGCTGCCTGGCTATCGATTAAGACGATTCAAGAAACTATCGAGGGGATGAAGGCAGGAGAAAAACTCGAATCCCTCAATCAGCAGTTCGATTTGTTAGCCGAACGATCCGGCATAGCTGGAGATAAGATGAAGGCGGCCCTGAAAGACGCCTCTGATGGACTGGTATCTACAGATGCGCTACTAGCCACAGCGAATAAAAGTATGGTCACGTTCGGAGCTAGTGCAGCCCGAATGCCCGAGCTAATGAGACTTGCCAGAAACGCTTCTGTCGTCGCTGGCACAGATACAGAAACAGCGTTCACAAGGCTAGCCGATGCCATCCAGCAGGGAAGCTCTGACACACTGAAACAGTTTGGTTTAATCGTCGATACGAATAAGGCGTATAAAGATTACGCTGACAGTATAGGCGTTGCCACAACTGAGCTTAGTAAGCAAGCTCAGGCGACGGCGATCTTAAACGCGTCTCTCGATGCAGGTAAGACTGCTTATGATGGCGTAGATCTAAGCATCACTGAAACTACCGATAGCCTGCTCAGAGCTAAAAAAGCCCTCGAAGACTTCAAAGCTGTCGCCGGAATAGTAATAAATAACAAGGTAGGGCATTGGTTTAGAGAAGTCGCTGACGGTATTTCTCTTCTCGCTGACAAGAAAATTTCTAAAGAGATGCTCAAGCAGGCCGCTGCTGCTGGCGACCTAGGGGCACAAATTAAACTGCTGCGCTTAGAGATGTCAGATCTCGATGACAGAAATAAAGACTTAGCTAAATCCCCATTAGGCGCAGGCTCTATAAAGCGAAACAAACAAGAGATACATCAGATACAAATGTCTATCGATCTGCTCGCTAGAAAGAAGGCGGCGCAGGACAAGATAAGGAATGCTGAAGAAGCCGATGAGAAAAACAAAGCTGCTAGAAGAGCCGCTGAATTAGCTGGAGCTGTAGACTTAGAGAAAAAACGTAAGAATGATTTTATGATTTCAGCGCAGCTTTTAGCGCTTAGGAAAGGCACGAATCAGGCGATCTTAGAAAACAGCCTCAGTACACTTAAATTTGAAGAAGAGCTAGCTAATAGAAAATGGCTGTTAGAGCAGGAGATGGCTGTACGAATAGAGCAGCTAGAAAACGATGCGGCGTTTAGCGCTAAGAACCGCGCAGGCGAGAAAGCAATAGCGATAGCTAACATTCGCGAAACCTATGAGCAGCAGATTACGGCTCTTGTAGATTCAGAGAATGAGAAACGAAACGCATTATTAGACAGACAGGTAAAACATCAGAAGAACGCGTGGGATGCGTTCTTCGCTGGGATGAGTAAACAGTCTAAGCAGAGTACTAACGAATTAATAAGGTACTCAGAGCTTGGCACAATGGCAGCAGCGTCTCTATCTGGTGGACTGGTGACGGCGTTTGAATCTGCTGGTCAGGCCGGTTGGGTTTTCGGCGAGCAGATGAAAAAAGCTGTCTTAGGTACGCTCGCTGATATCGCGGCCAAAGAAGGCGCGTATCATTTAATCAAGGGTTTATGGCCGCCGAATCCTGTAGAGCTAGCAGTGGGCGCAGGGCTCTTGGCTCTGTCTGGAGTTATCCGATCGGCAGCGTCTAGTGGTGTAGGCTCTGGCGGCGGAGGGGCTGTAACGCCTGCACCTGCCTTAGATACTGGAAGTAACGTGGCATTCTCGCCGGGCCCTGAGATTTCATCAGAGGTCGAGCAGGAAGAGCTAAAGCGAAAGTATGTGACGATTCACATCGAGGGGAATTACTTCGATACTGCTGAAACCAGATCGGCACTTGTCGAGTTGATCCGAGAAGAAGCTGACGCGACTGACTTTAAAATTCAGTCAGTCGGAGGGGGCTTGTAATGGCGCTTACCGGACAGAGCCTGTTTTTATATAACTTCGAAGTAGACGACGATAATGCGGCTATTGATTTCAGAGTTGTACCTGCTGAAACACCGCGTCAGGCTACGCTTAGATTCGGATTCTATAGCCTGTCCTCGCTTATGATAGAGATCGTGCGAGCCCTCACAGAAGTGGCCCCTAGTAACGTGTTTACAGCGACTGCGGATAGAACTATTGCAGGCGGGACTGAAAACCTAGTAACGCTAGGCGCTGATACCGCAGACTTCGAACTGCTGTTTGGCACAGGCCCTAGAGCGTCTGTCTCTGTGGCCGAGCTGATAGGTTTCACTGAGACAGATCTGACTGGCGCTGCTACCTATCCAGG